AAATATTGCTTTTGATTTAGTTAAATCTACTGTTATGCCCATGTCCATGCACCTCTAAATGCTCTATCTGATGGTACTACACTATCCTCTACTATTTCGTAGTTAGCTCCTGCTGGTACATCTTTAGCAGCTAGTTCTTCCATAGTGTGAGTTAATAAATACTCAGGTGCAGGAACAATAACTGCCACTCCACCATCACTTGTTTCATATATTATTCTCATTCTATTTCTCCTTTATCTTGTGAATATAGCACAACAGTGCAATAAATCTACTGGTGACGCTGTACTTATTGCGGCAGTAAATTGGCAAGATGATGTTGTAAAAGTTCCAGTAGGATATAATTGTCTTCCATAATTTGTAGCATCAGCTAATTTTCCACTACCATGAACAGCATAATCTGCATCAGGCATATTAGTAGCAAAGTTTACAGTATACTGACCAACTCCTCTGTCTGTAATACTTGACACATTTCCAGAATCTCTTATAGCAACAGTTCCTGTTCCATTAAAATTAACCCAAGCACGACACCCATACGCTGTACCAACAGACCCATACCCAGAATCAAACTTTAAGTTACCAGAGGTATCTATTGTAGCTTTAGTAGACCCTGCTGATTGGAAGTCAATCTGACCACTAGTATCAGAGGTTAGTTTTAAACCATCACTTGTATCTGCATTAATTATTGTAGCCATTACTTATCCTATGGTTTTGGGTTATCTGTTTTAACTTTAGCTATTGCAGTTGCCCAAGTAGTTGTACCATTAACACTATCCCAATATTGCATATCTAGTTGGTCTTGTATTGATGGGTATTCTGTTGCTCTTAATTTTTTGTAAACATTAGCAGCTTGTTCTGTTTCTAATCTTAAAGTTTCGTCATCTATTAGTTGTTGTTCTGCTTCTGTTGGTAACCTTTCAACCCTATTTTCAACTATAAAGTTTTGTCCATTGCGATTAGAGTATCCACCAAATAAATTAGTCATTGCTTGTTCTATCATGCTGAAATCTCCACAACTTGTAGTTCTGATATACCACTTTCATAAGCATTTTGACCTGAATAAGAAGCAGATCTGTTAGTATATAAAGTTTCACTAGCATCAGATGTTGCAACTAAAGTGTAAGTAATAGCTGACCCAGCAGTGCTTCCTGTGTTATCTACAGTTTGTAAATACATAATTTCTGGTGTAGATGAAGTATTATTTACTGCACTATAAGTTACACATGGCATTGATAAACCATGCCACGCATCATTGCTAGTAGTGTTTATTCTAGTTCCACCCCTTTGTAAATTAAAAACAACATCTTGAGGGTTGTTTACTTCTCCAAACCATCTAACACTAATAATAAATTTACTTCCAGACCCTAAAGGGGTAATAGATATATCAAAGTCTGTACCAGAACCAATTTGAGAATCCGTTGTAGTAATTGTTTGTGAACCTTGAGTTGATACTACTTTATTTACTGTTTGTAAAACTGTTTGAGTAGCTGTTGTTACAGCAGTACCACCAGAATCACCACTAATTATTGTAGCCATATTATAATACCACCCATCTTTGTCCACTTGGTACTGTTACTGTTACACCACTTGCAATAGTCATTGGGCTAACACTCATACCATTAGTGTCAGTAGTTAATGTATAGTTAGCAGTTATCTCGTTACTGTTCTCGTATATTGCACCGCCTGCTGATGCACCACCACCTATAGCACCCCAAGCACTTCCATCATATCCTTCAAAAGAACCTGTGGTAGAATTAAACCTAATGTATCCTGCTGCTGGTGAACCATCTCGTTGTGCTGTAGTACCACTAGGTAATAAACCTGCACCTGTACTAGAGGTTTTAGTTACAGTAGTTGCTAGTGGAGAAGCATCATCTGCTTTAGTTCCTTGTGCTGCTGTTGCGTAATCTGTACTTGCTGTAGTTGCAGCAGTTCCTAATCCTAGTGTAGTTCTAGCTGTACTTGCGTCTGCATCATCTATTAGTGTACCACCAAATGTAGATACTGCTGATGATGCTACATAATCTGTACTAGCTGTGGTAGCTGCTGTTCCTAAACCTAAATTAGTTCTTGCAGTACCAGCATCAGCTAAGTCTGATAAGTTGTTTGCTTTGAGTGCTGCTGATGAAAGAGTATTAGCTGCTTCTGTTGCAGAGTTGGCTGCATTTGTAGCACTTGTAGCTGCGTTTGTTTCGCTTGTACTTGCTGCACTAGCAGAGTTACTAGCGTTGGTTGCTTGTGTTGAAGCTGTGCTTGCTGAAGTAGCTGCATTAGTAGCAGATGTACTAGCTTCAGAAGCCTTAGTTGTTGCTGTTGTAGCAGATGTAGCTGCATTTGTTGCTGATGTAGATGCCTCACTAGCTTTAGTAGTTGCTGTAGAAGCACTGCTTGCTGCATTAGTTTCAGCAGTTTCTGCATTAGTTTCTGCTGTTTCAGCATTTGTTTCTGAGGTTGCCGCTGCCGTAGCTGAACTTGCTGCTGCAGTAGCTGAATTAGAAGCGTTAGTCGCTTGTGTACTTGCAGTAGATGCAGATGTACTTGCATTACTTGCAGAAGTAGAAGCACCAGAAGCAGAAGATGCTGCTGCTGTTGCTGAGTTACTTGCATTAGTTTCTGATGTGCTAGCATTACTAGCTGATGTACTGGCTGAAGTTGCACTTGATGCTGCTTCTGATGCAGATGTTGATGCTTCATTAGCTTTTTCTGTAACAGAGTTAATTGTTACATCAGTGTTTGCATCACCTGCTCCACCATCACCACGAAATATTGCCATCTTGTACCCACTATATAATATTAAATAAAAAGCAGCCCCCGAAGGGGCTACCCGTTTATCTTAGTTCCTAGTTTTTAGGTACAGAGATAACTAGACCACTTTCAGGTCTAACTGTTTTAACACCATATAAAGTGTCAGCAGTCATCAAATCACCCAAGTACTCTTGCTTGTATTGAGTTTGTGTACGAACACCGATTTGTTCTGCTAGTACCATTGAATCTTTCTGAGCCATGATAGCACCAATAGTATCAACAGCAGATGCTGAGTTGTCAGCAGCAGTTTCAACTACAGGTAGGTTGTTAGACACATAAATGTCAACACCATAAAGGCTACCGATTTGACCATTAACAACACCTCTGTTATCTACGAAGTCAGAAGATTGATAGCGATCAATGCCCATGATAGTAGTACGAACACTTGGTGGGATAACTAAGAATCTTCCGTCCATAGGAACATCATTATCGTCAAGTTGTTGTACTGCTTCTCTGAAAGCTAAGTCAGTAAACAAGTCAGTTGCAGCTACAGTATCAACTGCATAAGCAGCCAATCCATTAGCAGCATCAATGTAAAAACTGTTAGAGTGAACAAAGTCAGAACCTGCTCCGTTATCATCTCCAAAAGTTTTAGCTAACAAGCCTATGTCAGAATCTAATTGTGTTGCTAAAGCATATCCAGCATCTTCAGTGTAGAAACTACGAAGTGAAGGTTGTGCTTGAACATCAACAATATCTTCAATTAAGCGTGAGTATTCAAAGTGCTTGTTAATTGCTACTTGTACTTCGCCTTCAGTAGCTGCAATCAGAGTTACCTCTGTGTTAGCTGCTTTAGCAGAAGCAGAGCCACGAGTAGGTTTAGGGATATGAATTGTATCTCCCTTCTTTCCACTGTGATTCATTTTGTTAATTAAGTTCGCGAGAACCAAATTTTTCTTATAACCAGCGATGATCTCATCAGACCAAATCTCTGGTATAAAAGTAGCCGCTGTAGTAGTGGTTACTTGATTAGTACCTAATCCCATTTTACTATTCCTTTAGTTTGAGTTTATTTTACCCTCCCTTCAGCATAAGCCTTGTCAAACACATCAACATTCGCTTGATACCTCTGGGGGTCGTTAATCATTAAATTAACTATCTCAGAACGTCTATAGATTTTTCTGGACATTGGTTCACCTGAACCTTTGCCACCTGTAGATGCTGCTTTAACCTGTAGCTTACGATCTTTCTCGTTAAGACTTTCAGTCTTTTCGACCACTCCCTTGATTTCTTTCCAATTAGAAAGAAGCTCATCAGCAGCATTAAAATCGTATTTATCAGCCCTATGATACAGTTCAGTGCGAACAGTAGATGATTTAATCCAATCTACAAAGTTTTGGTTTTTAATAATTTCTTCATAGTCTGGGTGTTTTTCACCAATTTGTTTTAGAGCTTCTTGCTGTTGTTGCCTAGCAAGCATCTCTTTCATCTGAATTATTGTGTCACTGTTTTCTACAGCTTTACTAACAGAACCTTTAGGATCATCATAAAAATCTAATTCTGGTTCTTCTTCTTTTGTGGGGCTTTTGGCATCTTCACTAATTTTAACCTTGACCAACTCGTCAACTGCTTTACGAAGGTCGCCTACTTCTGAACTCTGTTTACCCAGTAGCTTTTCAGCTTCTTGGTGCATACGAACAATATCTTCCAGCGATTTATCTTTGTACTTATCTGGTATATCAGATGTTGTTGTTTCAGTTTCGTTAGCTTTCTGTTCTAGTTCCTCTTTGGGTTTTTCTATTTCTTCAGAAAGTGATACAAGCTCTTCATTTTCTTCTAAATTAACTTCTTGGTTATCAAGGGGATTTATTGTTCTAGCCATTTAATGATTCTCCGTACCTTTAGGTATTATGGAATTAAGTTATACTTGAGCAGCCTTCTCATGTTCTTTCGCCCATCTGTCAGTATGAATACTTAACTTTAAACGAACAGGAGAGATTAGCCGCTTGCTTGGTTCACCACAAACAGAACAAATTGTTTCCTTTATATTAGGTTTGACAAACAGTTCTTTGGTGTGTTGATTTACACAAGAAAAATCATATAATCTATACATAATATTTCTTATTGTAAATTAGTTGATTGGTAAGATTGATCTTCTTCGTTGCTTTCATAAGCATTGGTTACAGAGTCTTTCC